TTGTAGCTTTCGGCGCACTCTTTGACTTGCATCAAAGTTGTCTCGTCCACGTAAAGCCCGTGGCCTTTAGCCTCGCCGATTGAAATGATTGATACTCCTTCGATGACATCCATGCGCTGGCGCAAATGTCAATTAGTCGTCCATCAATCCCATCGCGGCCTGCGCCATCAAATAAACTTCTAACTCGTTCTCTTCCTCGCCTCCGATGACATCGAACGACATTGAGAATCTGATCTCTGGGCGATTTGCGCTGGCGTGAGTGCGAGCACCTAGAACCGTCGTGCTTGTGCTGGCTGAAAGTTCTGCCTCGCCAGCATTGGTGAAGCAAGATGAGCCTACAATTTCAATGCGAGAACCGGCGCAAGCTTCGACGTTGGCGACCGAGAAAACAAGACGCACTCCGCGAACGGTGGCCGTGACCTTGCGCTCTTCGCGTCCTCTTCCTCCGCCCCCAGGCAGATCGATTGGATTGATCGGGACAGGCGGAACGACCGAAATAAACAGCAAGCCCTGCACGCCGATGGAAAGCGGCGTTGGGCTTGGCATTAAGCCCTGCGTTGCGATGAGCAGGGAAGCTAACATCAGCCTAGACCCTCGTGACTACGGTGTTCGTTGTGCCGTCTCCGGTGATTGCTTGCGTGATCGCGCCTGATGTCCTGCTCGTAGGAGTGACCGTGAGCGCGTTGGCGATGTCGAGGCCGTGGATCGCGTGGACTTCGGTAATCTCCGTAAGTTCTGGCGTGAGTTCCGTCCGCATCGCTCCGGTGAAAAGCGTTACTGCGCTTGTAGCGAAGGCCGCGGACTGAATGACGGCGGCTTGAAATTGATGAACATTGGCTGCTGCGTGATTTTGCGCATTAATTTGCAATTCGTTGTTCGCATTTGTTGCGCGAACGATCCTTCCGCCGTATGTGCCGGCCGTTGTGTGGCTTGACATCAACTCGTCCCATACTGCGTTCGCATTTGTGATGGCGGTTGGGATCGCGGCAAGTTGCGTGTCGAGGTTGGCTGTTGCCAAGCCTATCGCGGCGCGCACGTCAGCGGCGGTTAGTGTTGCTGTGCCGGTTGTATTATCGGTGGGAACACCGAAGGCGACCGAGCCTGCGGCTGGAACTTCACAAATTCCTGTGTCGTTTCCGTTATTGTATACGACGCCAGATCGCACATCCGTATCGGCTGGCGATAGCCCAGCGGTGTTGTTCGGATCGGATAATGTTTTCGTGCCGGTTGGATAGTTTACGAAGACTGCGACGTTTGTTAGCTGAGATGTTAAATAGGTTGGGCCACTGGTTGGCGACTGACCGAGAGAGCCGTATTCGATTTCCTGAACTTTTGTGATGCTGGCCTGCGCCGAGCTTACGCCAACGGCAGCGGACAACCCAACCGATCCGATTCCGAATGCGTTCCCTTTTGCGCGAGTGATATTGAGAGTTCCGCTCGAAGTATTGTTTGCGCCAGTTCCGGCTGTCCCGCCAATAGCTGTTCCTGTGATATTTAATTGACCTGTGCTTGCGTTGTTTGCCCCATACGCGGTTGCATTACTCCCCCCTGTAGCGGTTCCAATAAGATTCAATGTTCCAATAGTGCTATTGTTTGCCCCATACGCGGTTGCATTACTCCCGCCTGTCGCGTTGCCGGTAATGGTTAGAGTGCCAGCTGCATTCTGCGCCCCATGTGCATTACCTGCACTTCCTCCGGTAGCATTGCCCGTAACATTAACAACTCCTGTGCCGGTGTTGTTAACGGCGATACAGCCAGAGCCACCACCTACGCTTCCGCCCAAAAGATTCCCAGTAACTGTCAAAGTTCCTGTCGAACTATTGACTACCGCAACAGCACTTGATACCGCCCCTGCGGTTATGTTTCCGACAATGCTTGCCGTTGCTGGCGAAGCAGCGGAAAAAGTCAGTAGGGTAGAAGTGGTCAAACTTTTATGCGTCACATTTGCCGTCAATGTGACGCCGCTGTTGAGAACGTATGTGCCTGTTCCTGCGTTTGAAAGCTCGGTGCAAGTCACGCTTGCCGTGATCGTAATCGTGTGAGTAGTCGAAGCTCTCGCTTCGTCCGCTGCGCCTGGCACAATGCCTCCGACCCAAGTTGCGCCAGCGTTAAAATTGCCTGTTGCTAACGAAAGAATAAGTGCCATCGCTTAAAGTCCCTTCGCAAAGATAAATTCTTGGATGCTTGCAGAAATTTGAGCAACGGCGGTCTTCGTTGGTTGGTCAACATTCTCGACGCTACCGAGTGCCATCGATCGTGCGTAATCGTTGGCAAGAATGACTTCGCCATTCGCGATCCGCGTAGGAACAAGGCGCATAGCCACATTCGCGTCTTCGCTTGCGTCTGGGTTTACAACAGACGTGATCGCAAGATTGATCGTGTAGATGTCGTAGGTTTCGCCGTCGATGACGATTGGGTTGGTTGGTTTCATATTTAAGCTAAAAGAATCAATGCGCTGGTTTCGGTTGGCTTGGGAAATTTCAATTCAAACGTGCTGTTGTAAACGTGTTTTTCGGATCCGATGCTCAAGACGATCAAAGCGGCGTTGCCTTTGCTGGCGTTGAAAATCATCGCGCCTGCTGCCGCGAATGTTGCAGATTTGATGACAACGTCATCAAATGTTATAAAGGCATTTTTTCCTATGATGCCTGTGCGATGTCCTTTGAGTGCTACGCCTCCGGCGTTGTAGCCAATGCCTTTGATCTCGCCTTCGGTTGTGTAGGCTTTCGTTGTCGGCCCGATCTTTGCCGATGCGCTGTAAAGCGCGATCCGATATTCGTCGCCGGGTTGGTGGACGCCGGTGATGAGTGCTTTCTTTGCTTCGAGTGCTATTCCGTGAGTTATCATTTATTTTTTCTCCCATTGTGCAGAGCAGACCGCTACGCGCTGGCTCTCGTCTGGGTATTCAGCGTTCATCGTTCCGCTCACCATGCAACGACCAATAAAGTCGTCTTGCTCTTCGTCTTTTTCTGGAGTCGGCATAACGAGTTCGTGCTTTGTTTCAAATCCGGTAATGCGTCCGAACATATCGCGGACGGCGAGCGAGACTTTCATCTGTTCGGGTTGTGATGCCTGCATTCCCTTTACTTTGTCAGCGGCCCAGGTCTGTCCTGCGTCTCCGCCCCACAACGCCCACGCAATGCGGCCTGGGGACGGGAAGCCGTCTTCACCTGGTTGAAAACCCTGTCCCTTTTTATCAACCTCGTGACGCGAGAAAAACGAGTGCATCCGCTTGACCGTGTCGTCCGAAAGATTCTTGCCGTTCGAGATATCGCGAGCGCGTGCGACTCCGACCTCGGTTCCGCCTCGGTTGTATTTCCTGCGCCACTCCAAGCCGCGAGCGGCCTCCTCGACCATTCCCTTGCTTGGCTTGTTCTCGTCGGCCTCGAATGCTGAGAGTTCCTCCGGCTTTTGTTGCGGTTGCGGTTTTGGTTCTTGTGATCGCGTTAATTCATCCGCGCTCTCCTCGTCCATTCCAAAGACAACGCGCAAGATAACTGCAACTTGTTCGGAAGTTAATCCGCCCGAAGCGAGTTGAGCGAGAATCGTTGAAACTGCAAATGTTCCATTTGCGCCGATGCTTTCGATGAGCGGAGGAATTTTCTCAATCGAGTCAGAAGTGCTTGTCGGAACGGAGTCCGAGATACGCGAAGGCTTCACGTCGAACTCTTGACCAAGTTCCTTGATCATATTCGCTTCCTTCGCCCTTGCGCGTAGTGCCTCTTCGTAGTCCTCGCCCATGTCGCTGTAGATTTGCCCTGCTGTTTTCAAGCCAGCTTTCCAAAGTGCAATATCGGCATTGGCTTCGCGTCCGTAGTCAATCGAAACTTTGGCAGGCCAGCACCAGCGACCATCGAGAAGATACTCGGAATCTGGAATGAGTCCGCGAGATGCGGCGTCAAGAAGGATAACATTCTTGATGCGGTTTAAAAACTGACCTTCCAAGAGTCCACGCCACCGGAGGAACGTGCGCTCTGCCATCGCGGCCTCCATGCGAGCCATAGGGCCGCTCTTGTCTGCATCGAATGCGAATCCGTAGGGAAGACCGACGGCCATGCAAATGTGCGCTTGAACAAGGCGGATGAACTCTCCGAATGCTCCGGTCGGTCTGTCGCTCTTGAACATTTCCATCTTCTCGCCTGCGCTCAAATAATTGACCGTTCCTGGGTCGAGCGACTGCAAGCGTGCGACCTGTCCTTGGTCGTTTGAGTTGCCTCGAGCGAAGTAGTCGCCAGCGTCTGCCGCTCCGCTCTCGGTCGTGATGACTCCGGACTGATACGAAGCGTACTTGATCGCTTGCACCTCGGCTTTTATCGCTTCCTGTAAGTCGCGGGTTGCGTTTAGCGCAGTAGCGAAAGCAGACCGCCCGCGATATTCATCAAGTCGCGCTGCGTCGAATAGGTGGATAAACTCTTTTGCAACAATATCAACAGGAGAAATATACTGGTTGTTGATAGTGCGCGTGAAAATAGTGTATGAAATGGGTCTTCCATAGTCGTCAACATTTATTCCTCCAATGTATTTGTCGGTATCAGTTTGATCGTAAGGCGAACCTATGCGGTCGGCCTCTACGCTTTGTAGTTTTAAATTCTCTTTATCTCTGACAATAATGAATCCGCAGTCGCCATCGCGTAACATCGCGGTGACGGCGAGTTGTAGGAGCGTTGTAAAGTTGTGCCTGCCTAGAAAGTCGCAGTCGTTGCACCATTTATTCCAATATCTTTCGATGGCGGTGTCCGCTTCGCGGTTGCCGGTGCGTGCTTGATAAGCGATGCGCCCAGAAACATACGTTGCAAACTTGAGAAGGAGGGAACGGACAGGAGGAAAATTGTCTGCGAGATCGCGAGCGGCGCGGATGAGCGAGTAACGCTCGCGAGTTCCGCTGGTGTCTTCGCCACCGCTGACCCCACGGCTGATGCCGCGCTTCTCGCTTGTCAATGCGGAGTCGAAGCGACCGAAGTTTCGTAACTTCGCCTGGTTGACCATGCGGTCAAGAGCGGCCTTGGGCGACACGAACGAAATGGCTTTGGT